TAAAAACGCTGTAGAGGAGTCTTTGGCAGCCAATATCGCCCTACAAAAGAACCCAGTAGTGGAATCAGGTACACCTTGGGCAAGCTAACAGCCTTTCTTTGTTAGCATTTTAGGAGAACGACATGGGCGAGAAAAAAACAACCCCCATTACCATCGACAACGTTGATTACAACTTGGAAGACTTAACCCAAGAGCAACAAGTCTTGTTTAACCACTGCTTGGACTTAGACCGTAAGATTAGCTCGGCACAGTTCAACTTAGACCAACTACAGGTCGGTAAACAAGCCTTCTTCAAGATGCTCAAGGATTCGTTAACCAAAGAACAGACAGTGCAGTAACCGAGGGGGTTCGCCCCCTATTTAATGAGGTATTTTAAATTGGGATATGGCAGACGAACTTGGATTGGCGGCTGGTGCCAAGGGCATCAGCGAAGGATTTAAAACCGGGCGAGAAGCTGGTAAAGAGATCGCCAAGAACATCGAGGATGTTCAAAAGGAAGCAGTCGATGTAGCAAAAGAACGGGCAAATGCAAGAATCCGTGAGCGCAGAGAAGCAGAGTTTAAGAAGGAACGGGCAATATTTAAAGCCCTTGAGGAGTACCGACACCGTAAGGAAATATCGGATGAGGAGTATAAATTACGGGTAGAGTTTATTAAAAAGTTTGGTACTAAAGAATGGGATAAAGTCATTCAGATTAAGAATGACATAGAAAAAATAGAAAAGGCAGACAAAGAATACTTTGATGCCGAGCTGTCAAAAGTAAGGTGGGTGCAGTTTTGGTGTTTTTTAGTAGCTGCTTGGATTTCATGGTATATCGTATGGGGGAGTAAATAATGTTTCCATTGACCGCAATCGTAGACGTTGGGATGAAAATCTTAGATAAGTTTATCCCCGATCCAGAAGCAAAGGCCAAAGCTCAACAAGAACTTCTTAAGATGCAACAAGAAGGGCGCCTAGCTGAACTTAATGCCGATAACATTGAAGCCCAAGAACTGACCAAGCGCCAAGAAGCGGATATGGGCAGCGACTCTTGGCTATCCAAGAATATCCGTCCTATGACCTTAATCTTTATTCTGGGTGCCTACTTTATTTTTGCCATGATGTCTGCTTTTGGCTCCAACGCCAACGAGAAGTATGTAGAATTACTTGGACAATGGGGCATGTTGATTATGTCGTTTTATTTTGGCGGCAGGACCTTAGAAAAGATTATGGACATGAAAGCTAAAAAAGATGCAAAATAATTTTGAGAGTTGCCTAAAAAACCTGTTAAAACACGAGGGAGGCTTCGTAAATCACCCTCAAGACCCAGGTGGCATGACTAACCTTGGAGTTACCAAGGCGGTTTACGAAGCGTGGGTAGGGCATGAAGTTACTGAAAAAACAATGCGAGAGCTTACTCCCGAAGCCGTAGCACCGTTATATAGAAAGAAATATTGGGATGCTTGCCGAGCTGATGAGCTTGTATCTGGTCTTGACTATGCTGTTTTTGACTGCGCTGTTAACTCAGGGGCAGGGCGTGCTATTAAGTTTTTACAGAGTTGTGTTGGGGTTAATCCTGACGGTGGTTTTGGCAGCCTTACTATGGCTGCCGTAAATCAATTCCAAGGGGACGTATCTAACACCTTGGTTAAAGAGTATTGTGAAAAACGCTTAGACTTCTTAAAATCACTTAAGACCTTTGAAACGTTTGGCAAAGGCTGGGAACGCCGTGTAAACGAAGTAAAAGATGAAGCCTTAAGGATGGCAAATGCCACTATCTAAGTTACAGTTTCGCCCTGGAATTAACAAGGAAGTCACTAACTACACGGGTGAGGGTGGTTATTTTGAGTGCGACAAGATTCGCTTTCGTGCAAATATGCCCCAAAAAATTGGTGGCTGGATTCAACTATCTCCAATTAATTTCCTTGGAACTTGTAGAGCGCTGTGGAATTGGGTCACGCTTAACGGCGATAACCTAGTTGGAGTTGGTACAAACCTAAAGTATTACATTGAAAAGGGTGGTGGCTACAACGACATTACCCCAATCCGTACAACAGTTAGTCCCATGTTGGGACCTCAGCCCCCTGCTACAGGAAACCCTTTTGCTGCAACAGCCGGGTCTGCTACGATTGTAGTAACGGACATTGGCCACGGGGCTACAAACAATGACTTTGTTACGTTTAGTGGAGCAACAAGCCTTGGTGGCAATATTACTGCAGCCATCCTAAACCAAGAGTACCAAATTACTTTTATTGATAGCAATCAATATAGCATCCAAGCACGAGCCGTATCGTCTGTCGCAACTCCAGGAGCCCCTGTATTAGCAAGCGCTGGAGACACCGGGGGAGGCGGGAATGCCGTAGTTGCAAGCTACCAGATCAACGTAGGCTTAGACAAGTATGTGGGTGGCAACGGCTGGGGAGCAAGTTTTTGGAGCCGCCTAACCTGGGGCTCTGGCGCCCAGCTAACGGCGGGTGAGCAGCTACGCCTTTGGACAAACGACAACTACGGCGAAGACCTGCTCATCGCTCCTCGGGGAAGCGTTCCTTATTATTGGGACGCTACTACCGGAACAACCACTCGTGCGGTGAGCCTTTCTAGTAAATCTACAACTGAGGGTTATTTGGGTCAGTTTGTTCCTACCCAGACTAACCAGATTGTAGCTTCAGCTATTCAGCGGTTTGTTATCTGTTTTGGCTCAAATAGCTATGACCCAGATAATGCAAACACAACTTTTGACCCAATGCTGGTGCGTTGGTCAGACCAAGAAAACCCTTATCAATGGGTTCCAGCAGCAACCAACCAAGCTGGAGAATTTAGATTAAGTAATGGTTCGTTTATCCTAGCTGCTAGAAACACCCGCCAAGAAATCTTAGTTTGGACAGATTCAGCAATCTATTCCATGCAATACCTTGGACCACCCTTTGTCTGGGGCTTTAACATTATCCAAGACAACGTTACTTTACTTGGACCAAATACTGTAATTACAGCAAACAACATTACATACTGGATGGGTAGCGACAAGTTTTATTTCTATGATGGCCGAGTGCAAACCTTGCCTTGCTCACTAAGATCGTTTGTTTTTGGTCGCTTAAATAAAGCTCAAGCATGGCAGTGCCATACAGGCTACAACGAAGAGTTTAATGAAATCTGGTGGTTCTACCCATCTACTGGGTCAGACATAATTGACAGCTATGTAATCTACAATATTATTGAAGGTAGCTGGTATTACGGCACTATGGGACGTACTGCATGGCTACACTCTGGATTACGTGAGTACCCCTTTGCTGCGGACTATAATGGTCGCCTTTTGTACCATGAAGCCTCTGTGGACGACGAAGCAGGTGCCACTCCACAGCCAATTGCGGCTCATATACAAACCTCTGACTTTGACATTGGTGACGGGCATAACTTTGGTTTTGTATGGCGTATTTTGCCTGACTTGACTTTTGCTGGGTCTACGGCAGCCAACCCACAAGTCACCTTGACAGTTAAACCTAGGGTTAATTCTGGAACTCCCTATGGCACGTCAAACAACCCCACAGTGACCCGAACGGCTTCTTTCCCTGTGGAAGAGTATACCGGTCAGGTATATACCCGTATTCGTGGCCGCCAAATGGCATTTAGGATTGACTCTACAGGACTTGGCGTGCAATGGCAGCTTGGTAGCCCTAGAATAGATATCAGACCCGATGGACGCAGATAATGGCTTCGTCGCTTACTATTCGCCCGACCAAGGCTCCTAACTTAATTGTTGCAAGACCAGACTATAACCAGCAGCAACAAGAACTTTTTAAAAACCAGCTACGAATTTATTTTAATGAGCTAGATAATGCAATAGGACAATTGGTGCAAGCTATGAGCGGAACAATTAATGACCCAACCTACGTAACTTTTCCCCCTACTAACGTAGATGCCTTTAACCGCCTAGTCGTAGCGTCTCCCTATACGCTATTTGACAGTCAAAATCGTTTTGCTGCTGACAATCAATTTGATACCAGCACAGCTACTGGGGGGTCTACTACCTACCTACCTAATGAGTCTACGGTTCAGTTAAGCGTTACCACCAGCAATGGTTCTGAAGTCGTCCGTCAGTCATATCGAACAATGCCATACCAGCCAGGCAAAGGTCTTGGGTTGTTAGCTACGTTTACTATGAACGCTGGTAAAACAGGTTTACGTCAGCGAGTAGGCTACTTTAATACCCAAAACGGGGTGTTTTTTCAGCAAAACGACGGCGTCTTGTCGTTTGTTTTACGTTCATATACCAGCGGTGCCCCTGTAGATACGGTGACCACTCAAGCTAATTGGAATGGTGATAGGCTAGATGGAACAGGACCTAGCGGTCGTATTATTGACGTAACCAAGACCCAGATTCTGGCTAT